TAATATCATATTTCGATCATTATGGGAAAGAAAATTCATGGTCTACTGTGATAAAAATGCCAATGTTTTAGAATGGAACAGTGAAGAAATTGCAATACCATACCGTTCACCTCTTGATAATCGTGTACATAGATACTTTCCAGACTTCTATATGAAAGTAAAAGAATCTAACGGTATCATTAAAAATTATATTGTTGAAGTTAAACCACTAAAACAAACTACTCCTCCAAAGAAACCAAAGAAACAAACAAGAGGTTATATCCGTGAAGCATATGAGTATGCAAGAAATCAAGCAAAATGGAAAGTTGCAAAAGAATTCTGCAAAGATAGAAGATGGGAATTTAAAGTGATAACCGAAAAAGAACTAGGTATCAAATAATGGCAGAAAGAGAAACTTTTCTACAAGGTCAGAGAAGAAAACTAGCAGAACAAAGAGGAAATAGAATTACCCCAATTCTAGATGAATTGATAGGTACTGAAAATCCTGATGATCTAGCAGTAGAAATTCTTAATGTGTTATCAGAAGGTGGTAAAGTTCCTCAATCAGGAAATTATTATGTATTTGTCTATAAACCCAAAACACCTCTAATACAATATGATGCACATCCACTAGTTGCTGTATTTGAAGTTCTCGAATGGGGATTTCGTGGATTAAACTATCATTGGGGTGAAGTTAGGAATTATACATGGAATGAAGTAGTTGGTGGACTGTATAAAGTAACTGAAATGGAGTTAAGATCTTTAAGAACAATTCCTTTTGCAAGATTCAGGCTAAATAGTTGATAATCACAAAATAAGGTCGATAAATGCTAGGTCAGTTATTTGATAAACCAGGAAGTGAGAAAGGTCTCACTGTAAAAAAAGCTGTACAATTACAGAAAGATTATAAAGAAAAAAAATCAAAAACAGAACCAAAGGTAACTGGAACAACTGAGAATACAACTCAAAACGGTGCTAAACAAACTGATACTAGAAAAAATAAAGGTACTATATCATATCCTGCCAGAGCATCACAAGATAGAGATTATTTGAGTATTAAATGTATAAAATATATCACTCCTAAAAGAGCAGCATCTGGTAAAAATAAAATGGCAGGTGGAGGTAATACTATAAGATACGGTGGTGCTCAAAAAATTAAAAATAAACAAACTGGTAAGGAAGCTGTTATTGAAGGAAGTGGAGGTCTAACTTGGAAATTTGGAAAAAGAGGAAGTGAAAGATCTAAAAAAGCTAAAAAAACTTTATATACAGTAAATCTACCAATACCACAACAAGTAAGTGATAGTATAGGTGTTACTTGGGGTGAAAGTTCAATGAACCTGTTTGAACTAGCAGGTTTACAGATTGCACAAGACTTTATGGAGTCTCCACAAAAAGCATTAGATCAGTATAATTCTGCAATCAAAAATACAAAGTTTAGTGAAATGGGTATAGATAGTGATGTTGAAGAAGGTATGAGAGCAGCATTATCTGGAACAGCACTTAATACTCTTGGTGCGAATGTAACTGCAAACCAAGTTCTAGGTAGATCTAGTGGAAAAGTACTTAATGATAACAAAGAATTGATATTTGAAGGTGTGCAATTAAGAACCTTCCCATTTAATGTACAATTCTCACCAAGAGATTCTGCAGAAGCAGCAATCGTTTTAGAAATTATTAGAAACTTTAAGCAATCAATGTCACCTAAAAAAGGTGAAGGTAGTGGAATAGGACAACAACTATTTGTATCATCACCAGATGTCTTTATGCTTCAATATAAAAAAGGTGGTAGAGCACATCCATTTTTAAATAGTTTTAAAGTATGTGCTCTAACATCATTGGCAGTTAATTATACTGGTGCAGGAACCTATGCAACATATAGTGATTCTACACCAATAAAAGTTACAGTTGATTTATCATTTAAAGAACTTGAACCAATTTACTATGAAGATTATAAAGACGTACCAGATGGAGTAGGATACTAATGGGTTATTTTAGAGAATTACCTGATGTAGCATACCAATCACCATTAGGTCATAAAATATCTTCTACAGAATATACTTTTATAAAAAATATATTCAGAAGAACAAAATTATTAGATTATCTTGCAGATAAAGCAACCTTATTTAATAAATTTGTAATTGGTGAAGGTGATAGACCAGATACAATAGCAGATTATTATTATGGTGATCCTGAACTAGACTTTGTAGTTTTATTGACTGCAGGAATTACAAATATTGTTAATGATTGGCCTTTAGGAGATCATGATTTATATGAACATACTCTTAATAAGTATGGATCAACTGCAAAAATGAATGAAGCTCATCATTATGAAACTAAAGAAATAAGAGATGAAAACAACAGATTAATCTTACCAGAAGGATTAATAGTTGATTCTCAATTTAAAATAGATGGTCCTGGCAAAAAGTATAGAGCAAGTGGTGCAGCACCTGTCACATGGACAATGGTTGCTGATGAAGGTAATATTACATTAACTAATGATGAATTATCAGTTGCAACTAATAATATTGCTTATCCTATAACTAACTTTGATTATGAGATTATAGAGAATGAAAAGAAAAGAAAAATTGATTTATTAAGACCTGAATATGTGCAGCAATTCTTATTAGATTTTAGAGAAATAATGAGATATGATCGAAACTCACAATATATTAGTGATAAACTTATAGGAACGGAAAATACAAGAATAGTTGGACAATAAAAAAAGGGGGTGGTTAACCCCCTTTCTTTGTATTATTCTGCTAGTTTAGCAAAATAGGATAACGTATCATCCTCTTCATCGGTTGTAGTAACCTTTGCTGATGTTCGGGATGCAGCAGCAGTTACCAATTCCTCTGCTGAACCTCTATCGTTGTCTTCATCAACAACTTCAGGATCTTGGCGAACTTGTGTTCTATTGCCAAGAACAGAATTTAAACGAGTCTTAAGTTCATCATAGGACTTAAACTGATCAGCAGCAACTAGTTCTGCAAGAGAGTGTTGCTTCTTCCAAACTGCTTCTAGAGCTTCATCATCATCTAGTAATGCACTAGTGGATGCAAACTCGGAAGAGTCATAATTACGATAACCAGCAACATTCTTTGCCTTCAATTTGAAATTGGCACCTTGCCAAAAATCAAATGGATCAATTGCTTCCTCATCCTCAAATTCAGGTTGCATTGCTGCAGTTAGTTTGTCAAAGATTTTCTTGCCATACTTGTACAAGAATACTTTACCTTCATTTTCAGGATTTGCTGGATCCTTAACGACATAGATGTTACTGATGTATGTAAGTTTACGCTTCTGCTTACGAGCAGTATCTTTACCAGCATCAGTGCCGTTATTCCAGAGTTCAGAATTATGCTCTGAAACAGGATCCTTCTGACCTAAAGTAGTCAGAGAATTCTCGATGTACCAACCACCAGGTCCTTGGAAGGCGTGGGAGTACAGTTTTACGAATGGTAGATCCTCACCATCGGGAGCAGGAAGGAAGCGGATAACGGCATAACCATTGCCACTTTTATCTACTTCTAGTTTCCAGAGACGATCATCACCTTGACCGCCATTGTTATTCATTTTTTCAACCTCTTTTACCAGTTTTTGGGTAAGAGAGCCTAATTTAGATTGCTTCTTTAAAGATGCAAAAGACATTTGGATACCTCGGATTAATTTAGATTCGTTGGATGTTTAGATTATAACAGAAAATCTATCAAGCGTCAATCTTTTGTTTAAGTGCTTTGATAGTTTGTTCCATGCCGTGAAATAATATACTCATATCGGTTCCTTTTGGGAAACCCATGATCTCTATTGACTGTAGCAATTGAGATTTCATTTTCTTAGCTTCGGGATCATCAGATAAACTTAAACGAGTAAACATAACTCGTTGTTTCTCTAATAATTCAATCAATTCATCAATGTGTTCTAATTGATCGTCACGTTCCATTCTTTCAAATGAAAGTGAGTTTTGATATATTCGGGTTTGTAGTTCGTTGATTTCCATCAACTCTTCTTGAATAATTTCAGAATTAAAAAAATTACCCATTTACAATATCCCTTAACACTTGTTTGAATTGGAACACATTAATATTTAGGAAAGGTTTATACTTGTTTATTTTCATTCCTACGGTTTCCCATACAGGATCTAGAAGTTTTTTATCAAATTCTTTTTTGAAAGAAAAGACTTTTTCCAGTATCGTAAGCGTTTCTAACGAAATCTCTCCACCCAGATACTTTTTTAGTAATGGGGGATGTCCCTTCGAGCAATTGAACACTTCTTCTAAGTTGTTCTCCAACAGTAATTCGTTGAGTTGTTCTTTGAACAAGTAAGTCAAACTCTGCTGACGTTTCATCCATTCTGCGTAAGTTCTTTCGCCCGAATTGATTATTTCTCCGATCCATAGATTTTGGGGGTTAGTAGAATTAATAAAATTTGATAATAGGAAATCGACTATCTCTTGATCAGAGTATTTCCTAGAAGTCTTTTCAAACCAATATTTGTCCTTCCTCTTATTAAAGGAAGTCATAGTTGCACGAGATTTACCACCATACTTTACAAAGTCATACTTCGGGTTAGTGAAATGACTTTTCATTGAAAGATATGTTCGATAAGTCTCAAACGGTGTCACTTTCGTCTTCATCCTCTTCAGCTTCAAATTCAGTAATCGCATCAATAGGAACTTCTGCTTTTCCTATGCGATACCAAGGTACAATTTCATCAGATTTCCAACTTTTACGTTCTCCAATATATTCGAGATCGGGCATGTTGTAATCACGCAATATCGCTTGTAAACGATAATGCAATAACTCAATTTTTGTTGGCATTATAAAGGTAGTTTTGCTCTTGATGTAGGTTTCATAAAATTAAGACGAGTTGCGTCCCATTTTAATCGCTCTTTCAAAGGTTTTGAAATGAGTTTAGATACTGATTCTACCTCAATATTATTAGTTTCGCAATAGTAGCATATTGCGTCAATGTAATTAAATTTTTCTTCTGCAACAATTTTCTCTATTTCCATTGCAAATTTTTGTGGAGTCAAGAACTTGTTCTCTATCGCCTTTTCTAATTCTTTACTTGGTTCCATAGAGTTCCAGTTTATCTTGAACAAATTTTGTAATGTATTGTTGGAGCAATTTGATGTATTTTGCTTTGTCGTATTCTTCATAAACTACACACTCTCCGTTTTCGCAGGACATAATAATAACAAGTTTCTTAATAGAGATTCCTGTTAGTTCGTAAAGCATACAACCGTATGCCATACATTGAACAAAATAATGTTCAACCCACTCTCGTGGTTTAGGTTTTTTAGATGTCTTAAAATCTATTATTGCCAACTCACCGTTATATTCTGCAATACAATCAACGGTTCCAGCAATACCTAATTGTTTGCTGTAGAGGGATCCCTCCAGGGCGTAAATACTATTTATAAGATTAAGTTTTCCTTTAGAGATCTTAAATAAAAAGTCAGAGATAGGAGGAACTTCAGGAAGATCCTCATTTTTTAGATAATGTTCTGTAAGGGTGTGCATATCAGTGCCACGTCTGGTTGCAGCCTTCGTGACTCTATCTGCTTCTTCATTACCTACTCTCTTTCTCCAATTAAGGAAAATTTCCTTATTAAAATGACTAGTTACTGATGTAATAGAAACTAATTTCAGTAGTTCTTCTTCGTCTGGAACAGAGTAGTACCGAACACCATCGATAGTTTCTCTACTTAACTTTGGAAGATCTATATCAACATGATTAAACATTAAAGACCGTTTTCAAGTTTTGCAATAATATATTCTTTAACAAGTCCAGAACGAACTATGTCATTTATATCAAACTCTATTATATCAAAAGAATTCATTTTACGCAAGATGTTCATGAAGTCAACAATTCCATTACGATCATTGGTCTTAACTAAATCTGTCTGACTTGCATCACCACAGAACATAATCTTACTATTTTCTCCAATACGAGTGATGATAGAGTCAAGTTCGTGAAAGTTGAGGTTTTGAAACTCATCCACGATAACAATAGCATTATCTAATGTAGTACCACGAATAAACGAAGTACTCCAGAATTTAATACTTTCTTGTGCCTTTAAGTTGCCGTAGAGCATCTCAAAGTCTGCATCAGAAGGCATCTGAAACATATACTTCACCATATTCTTATATGGAATCTGGTAAATATCTGCCTTATCCTCATGATCACCAGGTAAGAACCCAATTTCACGAGTTGATACCAATGAACGAACTAGATAGATTCTTTCATATGGTGTCTTATCATCCAATATTTCAGAAAGAGCATTATAGAGTGTGATAAAGGTTTTACCAGTACCAGCAGTTCCATATGCAACAATATGCTTACCTTCTTTATAAGAATCAAAGAATCGTTTTTGATTATCAGTGATTGGTTCAATATTCAGAAGATAATTTGTATTGATTGGTTTCTTTCTTTTTATTTGTCTAGTGGTTAAACCTACACCGATTGGTTGTTCACCATCGGATTTCTTTTTTCTAGGCATTGAATTAAAGTGTTTTTACTCTGGATTTCGGTGCTTTCTGTGCTTTCCTTAATACATCGTTCCAACCAGGATGTTTGTTTTTTAACTTATCTTTCCACTCTCCGACTTCTCCTACACCAGGCATTGTTGATGGATCAGACCAATCTCTAGTCCAATCTGGATTATCATCACACCATTTAGACCAATCATGGATACTCATTGCCACTTCTTTTTGCTCACCAGTCTCTTTGTTAATTACAGGGTATGTTGCCATTTCAATATAAAGTAGTGTGATTTATTTAGACCCATTCTAGGGCTTCAGATACGTTCGGGAATTGCTCCACAAATATTTCTCTACATCTGTGTGCAATGTCCATGTGCTCTTTCTGTGTACCGTGTGCAGATCTCAAATTAATGTAGTGAACCCAAGAACGGCACGAACCAGTCATATACAGACGTGTTGGAGTGGCAAGTGGAAGCACAAATCTAGCACATTCCTTTGCAACTCCACTTTCGAGCATTCTGTTATATAAGTCCATTGAACTCTCAAATAACTTTGTCATCTCTAGTTCAAAATCTTGTACTATAAACTCATCCAAGTCATCCGTAGAATTTTGCCTGTTCTTAAGGTCTTGCTTGCGGAGTTTCGGCAAGGGTATATTATCGTCTAGGAGTTTTGTATCAGCATATCTCTGCGAAAACTCCTGATATGTG